AATGGTGCTAACTTTTTGATGTATGCAAGTTCCCATTGTTTAGGACATTTCTCATACATTGACCATTGTGAATATGAAATGCGTGTTGGTACCGTAAATGGATCGCGTCTTGCTAATTTGAATAATGGTGATATGTATTGAACTTCTGGCATATTATCTTGATTCTATTTCTTCTCTGATCATTTCCATATCTCCCCATGTATATGTAAATTCTGCAGGCATACCGAAAAAGAATAACTCTGACCATTCTTGATCTTTGATAAGAAACTCTCTAATTAATTCCCCACCATTGGCGTCATCTTCAAACGTCATTGGGTCAGCTGCAGCTTCATACAATTCATCTAAGTTTATCATGTTATGCTTGCACCATGTAATGAAGTCAGATACGGTATCTTCTCGCAAGAATGAGTCATACACTTCATGATCATCAAAGTCTTGATTGAACTCAAAGAGTGTCCATGCATTACGATATTCATCTTCAGCATAACCTGTTATTGAACATTTTTCTTGCAAAGCAATCTTTTCAAATAACATGTTTGGAATATACCATGCAGATGTTACACTGAAATGTACTTTGTTGTCATATGACTCTGGCAAATCATTAAGATAAAACCATTTTGCACCGCCATGATCTAAATTTTCACTACGTGTTGGAAAGTCGTCAAACCCTAAATATTTGTAGAGTTCCATATCAATTTGAGCGGCACTCTTACCAAATTTATTTGCGAATGCCTCTGCTTGATCTGCGGTCTCAAACTCTGCTGTAACTATCGAATAAATGTCGTTTGCCATTTTATTTTATTATAAGAAATTATTTTGAAATATCCAAGTAATGTGGGCCTTGTTCTTTCAAATAAATGTCAATAAGATCTTTTGTCTTTTGTAAATCTGCAGAAAATTGATTCTTGTGACGGCATCTAACAATGCGTTTAATGATGTCGAACTCATAGGCATTCAAAGACCATTCATCAGCAAATTTATACAAGCTGTCCTTTCCTTTATAGTGAGACTGTGTGTTTACGCTCATTTCAATCCTTTAGTTAGTTTTTTAATTTCATTTGGTTGATAACCGTAACGTTGTAGCAGGAAAGAGCAACTATCCTTTGACATAAGATCAACATAATCTGTAGCCTCAGCAAGGCTAACCTGATAATGTTCGGCTACTTGTGAAACTAACTCTTTTTCATACTTATCTTCCTTCTTGCCTTTGATGTATTTAGCGAAGGTCTTGTTTGATGGGAGGAGCCCATGATACAAGCGATAAGTATCTTTGGGAGAAAGTAAACCTATTGTGTAACGCTGTAACTCATTGATAACTTCAGTTAGTTCCATACGCATTGATAAGAATCGATTAACGATAAATGGTGAGAACTGTTTTTGATCATGATCTGACCATTCTGACCATTCTTTCTTTTGATGCGTAATTCCATTGATAAAGTCAAAGATAGTTGCTGCTTTCTTTTCTGCCATGTTTAATATTTTTTACCGTGCTTATACGGTCTTGTTCTATTATACTCTAATTTCAATTCAATATGTCGTTCTAAATCAATACCAAAACCTTCACACATATCAAAAATACGAATTACTGTATCAGCAATTTCATCTTCAAATGTATCTTTTATACATTGTTCAAAATCTGCTTGATAGTCTGCTGCTTCAGTTCTATCAATTGCTTTTGCATCAAACAGTTCAACTAAGGCTTTTCTAGAACCTCGATGTGCTTCTAATGCTTCGCCTAACTCTGATACGATTAGCATCAAAACTTCGCCTACATTTTTTCTATCTTCCCAAAAGCCTTTTTCTACATTGACTTTGTGGATTTCTTGTTGTATTTCTTTTATGTTCATATTTTTATTTTATAAAACCCAACACTTACTGATTAATTATTTTTTGTTATTTAATTTATTTTCGAATTTATCAAATCTTGAGTCTAATACACTATATAACTCATCAACACGTTGATGTAATGTATTATTCACATTTTCAAATTCTCGACCATGGTCTCGATAAACATCGTCGAATTGTTTTTCTTGGTCGTTTAACTTTTGTTCGCTATTAGCGATTCGTTTATTCATCCTAAACATAGACACAACCATTGCAATTGCAATAACTGAACCTACACCTAACAAAAATGCGATTATTTCCATAATATTTCTCCTTATTTAAGCGTAAGTGTTGGGTTTATTTTTTATAATTCATTCATTAATTTAACAAACATTGCCATTGTGTTGATTTCTTTATCAACTGCATGAGCATCTTGATACTGAGCTTCTGCCAATATTAAAATAACACCAGCAACATGACCTGTTCCATACTCGTCGATTGTATCATACAAGAATGTGAATAGTGGTTGAAAGTCTTTTACTTTGCTGTCAGCTATAATTTGACGTATTTGAGTAAATGCTTTCTTCTTATCCTTTGAATTCTTTAACACTTCAAGTATTTCAGTCATGTAATTGGCTTGAACTGTGCTTTGCTTGTCAATACGCAATTCACCGTTGACTACTTGAGCTTGAGCTGCATTGATTGCTCTTCTAACATCCGGGTATGATGCATTGATAATTGTTGCTACATCTTTAACATCATATTTTACGCCCTTATCGTCAAGAACCGTTACCAATCTCTGTGCTACATCACGCTTATTTGGAGGTGTGATTCCAAATACTTGACATCTTGATTGAATCGGGTCAATAATCTTTTCAACATAGTTACATGTAAGAATAAATCTTGTTGTCTTGCTATATGTTTCCATTAGATTACGCAATGCTGCTTGACCATTTGGTGTTAAGAAATCAGCCTCATCAAGAATCACAATCTTCCAACGCTTGAATCCTACTGTTGATGCATATCTTTTGATTTTATCTCTAACCGTATCAACAGAGTTTTCATCTGATGCATTGATATACATAATATCTGAATCAACGCCATTTGCGATAATCTTTGCAAGTGTCGTTTTACCCGTTCCTGCAGGTCCATAAAGGAGAAGATGTGGCACATCTCCATTTTCTATGAAGATGCGCACTTTCTCTATGATATGTTCATTACCGATATATCCATCTAATGTTGAAGGTCTGAATGACTCTACCCAAAGTGTATTTTCTACTTGTCCTATCATATCCAATTAGTTTTGTAATTGTACAAGGAAATAAGTAGAATCAAAATCCTGACCGTGAAATTCAACTTTAGCCAATCCTTGTGATGAAACATGAAGCGTACCCATATCACCTCTATTTGCAGTCAAAATTTCTTTCAATTTGTCTGCTGAGAACATGATTGGTTCCATTGGATTCACCCCACCATCAATCTCAAATGAAATATTATCTGCATTGATGGTTGTATAATTGATAATGAAACGAATTTTACCTTCTTTTACTTGAACGGCAAAGTTCTTTGCATCTGGTAGTGCATTCTTTGCTTTAATGAAACGATTGATGAATACATCATCTAAGTCAATGCTAACCTCATACTCAGGTTGTTGATTGATTGCTGGCACTGCTGGAATAACCGTAGTGTCTGCCAACATGAATGTCATCTTGGTAGATCCTTCTTTGATCTCCATTGAAAAGTTCTTTCCAGCACTTTCCTTTACGTTGATGTCAATGTTTTCATTTACTGCTGACAACATCTTTGTTAATGTACCTGTGTGATTGATACCTAACTCTCCTTTAAGAAAGGGATCGGTTTTCCATTGAACATTACCAACTACTGTCTGATCAGAGTCAATTAAATCACAGCTTACGCCGTTTTCATTTTCCTTTACAATAACCGCTTCACAGTTTCCTGCTAAATGATAACGATTAATAAAATTTACGAGTTTACTTTTCTCCATTTTGTAACCTATTTTTATAATTAATTTGTCTTTTGTCCAAAGAATTGATTGAATGATGTAGCATTGATAGTTGATATACTATCTCCACCGAACTTTTTATATACTTTTTTGTATTTTTCATATACATGCATTGCTGCGTCTGGATCTGCAAACATTTCATGCATTGATAGAATAACTGAATACAAGTCTCTTGGAATAAGTGTTTCTAGCATTTCTACATGGCTATCAACAACCTTATTGATATCTTCTGCTAATCGTACATACAAATGTGTATTATGAACTACCATTCGAGGCATAGCTTCTTGTGAATAACGATCTAAGCCTTCTGCAGTTTTGCCTTCTAAATATTCATATGTAAAGTCTTTACAGGCCGGGCAATCTAATCCGCAAGCTACATGTTGATGCTTATCAACTTGAGTAGATGCAGTCTTACCTTGTGTAATATGTGTTTGTCTACGATATTCATTATTTTTAGGAAAATACAATTCACTGAATGATTGAACTTTATAATTCCAAGAATGAAGATATGTCCCATATACTGGATATTGTCCTGGCGATGATGAATCTGTACTAACATATATTCTATTGTTAGTTAACTTGTTCATTAATTTTTGCAATGTTGCTAAAATAAAAAAGTCTGATATCTTACTAATACCCAACAAGTGCAAGTACTTGTTATGTTCTTTTTCAAATTCCTTTTCTTGAAGCATTAAAGCTAATGCAAACATGAAGTCTACTAACTTTTGCGGGCCACCAATTGCCCAACCACTAAAATCAAAGTCTTTGAATTTATGATACCACCATGTATATTCCTCAGAATTAGATCCTTGAAGCATATTGATGAATGCAGTCTTTCCTGATTGATTCTTTTCAAACCATTTAAAATTATCAAATGAAATATCCGCACATTCATGAAACTTGTTCTTGTATACAGTCTTAGGTGGAATATCCAAATTAGCTGCTACATCTGAATTAGCTTCTAACCAATGAAAGATTTTTTCTCTCAATTCATTTGAATATGGTAATGCTCCTGTTGCAATCTGATATCCACCAGAGTCACCGAATACTAATACATCCTTTTCTAATCCGAGTTGATCTCGAAAATCCATTTTCTTGTAATGATGACCTGCAGTAATCAAAAAGTATGGATGTCTCCATTCTGCTGGGTATCTCGAGTCATAAAATTTAACGGGAGTACCATCTGAAAATTTATAATCCTTTTTGAATGCAGATACCATAGAACCTGCTGATAATGAAGGATAATATATAAACCTTTTATCTTGCATTTATTTCCTTTAATTTATTAAGTAATTTTGTTGCTGAAAAGAAATGCTCATGTAACAAGTTAGCTTG